TGTGCTGCTAAGGTACCGTGTTTATGACATGAAGGAAATCGACAGCACGCCGAGCTTAGTCACTCCGCAGTGGCTGAAAGGCCTGTACAGGTCTGCGCTTGGATGGTGCACGAAGTCCGTCAACGCTCTCGCGGACCGGCTGGTCTTCAAGGGCTTTGCGGAAGGTGATGATATTTACGGGGCAAACGGCATCTTTGAGATGAACAACCCGGACATCTTCTTCGATTCCGTCATCCGGGAGTCGCTGATCGCCGCGTGTGCCTTCGTACACATATCCCACGGAGATGGTGATGAGAAGATCCCGAAGCTGTCCGTGCTGACTGCCGACAACGCGACCGGAATCATCGATGAGTTCACCGGTCTGCTGAAAGAAGGTTATGCGGTTCTCAGCCGTGACGAGTTCGGGCAGCCTACCACGGAAGCGTATTTCACGAAGGAGTATACGGAGTATTACAAAGATGGCAAAGTCATCCGGGAAGATAATCCAGCTCAGTATCCTCTGCTGGTTCCGGTCCCGTTCGAGCCAAGTTCAAAGCGACCCTTTGGACACAGCCGAATATCCAGGGACTGCATGGATCTTCAGAAAGAGGCGCAGCGAGCGCTGGAGCGCGCTGATATATCCGCAGAGTTCTACTCGTTTCCGCAGAAGTACGTCACAGGATTGGACCCTGATGCTGATCCGATGGACTCCTGGAAGGCATCAGCATCCTCTTTCCTGAGGTTCGACAAGGATGAAAATGGCGACAGCCCGAAGCTCGGACAGTTCACGCAGCAGTCCATGGCTCCGTATATCGAGCAGGTGCGGATGTTCGCGTCCCTGTTCTCCGGAGCGACAGGTCTGACGCTTGATGATCTCGGCTTCGTAACGGACAACCCGTCCAGCGCGGAGGCAATCAAAGCAGCACATGAAAATCTGAGGCAGACAGCCAGACGGGCACAGCGGACCTATGCGTCCGCTTTTGCGAATGTCGGCTACATTGCTGCATCGGTTCGAGATAACAACCCGTACCCGCGCACGCTTGTTGCGAGTATGAAACCCCTGTGGGAGCCGATCTTCGAGCCGGATGCTGCAATGATTACCTCGATCGGAGATGGTGCGATAAAGATCAACCAGGCGGTTCCTGGGTTCTTCAACGTGGAGAATCTGGAAGCGATGACCGGCATCGAGAGCAATGCCGAGCCGATCAGCGTGGAAGAGGCACCTGAGGCGACCGCATGAGCGCAGAAAACACCGTACGCGGGGCGATCTTTGAGGCTGTGAGGAAAGATGCCAAGCTTGCCCAACTCGTTTCTGAGGGGCTTGAGAGTGGCTCATACGGCACGGCTGAGGAATACGCTCTCCGGCTCGGTGAAGTGGTTTCAGATGTACTGAAACGGTTTTACCCGGACGAAATTCCCAAGGAAGCCATGCAGGAAGCGGTGTCGCTGAGCAACGAACTCGTTGCGGACGTCACCACTCACGTGCAGGAAGCTCTGAACGCTTCCAGCGGCGTGGGCCTTGGGGTTCAGCTCCCGGATGCGGATGACATGTCCTTCAGCGGGTTTACAGACTACTCGGAAGCGGGGCAAAGTGCGGCGGAAGATGCATTGAAGGATGCAATTAAGGACCATCTGCTTCAGAAAGTCGACAGCGCAATGAAGAAGAACGCCGAGCAGAACGCAAAGCTCGGCCTTGATGCCAAGATCATCCGGAAAGCAGAAGCGCCTTCCTATCCGTCCGGTAAGAAGCGCGTCCGGAGCAAAAAGGGAAAGGTTTACGAATACGCATGGAGCAAATACGGTTCCATGTATCTTGAGCCATGTCCCTTTTGCCAGGAGCGCGAAGGCACTTACGATTACGAGGATGTCCGCTCGAAATACAGCGAAGTATACCGGCGTCATAAGCGCTGCAGGTGCGAGATCACGTACGTGCAGGGCAAGATCCGGCAGGATGTCCTGACAAGATCCTCGTGGTCTGAGGACGATGCGGATGGCAGACGCACGGCCATAAATGACACCCTGACCCGCAAGGAGCAGGAAGAGGCACGGCGCCAGCAGAACCGCGAAACGAAGATGGAGATCATGAACCGGCTGCAGCGTGAGCTTGGCTGGTCCGCAAAAGGATCTTCGATCTGGTACGAACAGAACAAAGGCAGAGCAGAATATACAGGCTGGGACTACCTCATAGAGATGTCCCGGCAGAATTTGGAGCGCAGCCGAGCGCTCAACAGATAAAGCACAAGGAGGAGTATGGCGGAACGTATAGGAAGCCAGACTCCTTCCCAAGCTGTTTTAATTCCGTTCAAGCAGTCCAAAGGCGAGGAAGCCGATGCACTCTACGAAGAGAGCGGACGGCACGCTCAGGACTGGCAGAAGCTTCTTATAACCAACATCATGGGGCAGAATGATGCTGGTTTATGGACACACACGAAATTCGGCTATGAAGTGCCAAGACAGAACGGCAAGGGCGAAGTGTTAACGATGCGCGAGCTCTGGGGGCTGAAGAATGGCGAGAACGTCATGCACACAGCCCACAAAACGAGCCCCAGCCGCAGCGCATTTATGCGGCTGGTCAAGATCCTGACCGATGCCGGTTATGTCGAGCTGGGGCGAAAGAAGAAGGGCGAGAAAGCACCGGAGAAGTCATTCAAGAGCACGAAACAGTATGGTCTTGAGCAGATCTTCATGACCGGCGGCGGCTCGATCGTCTTCCGAACCCGGACAGAGACCGGCGGCCTTGGCGAAGGTTTCGACCTGCTCGTTATCGATGAGGCGCAAGAATACACCGGAAGCCAGCAGACAGCACTGATCTACACCATAGCAGCATCGCAAAATCCGCAGACGATCTTCTGCGGTACACCGCCGACCCTTGTATCAAAGGGCGAGGTTTTTCCGAAGCTGCGGCGCGATGTGCTTGCCGGGAAAGGCGAGGATAGCGGATGGTGTGAATGGTCGGTGTATGAAAAGCCTCAGGACGTCATGGATCCGAATGCATGGTACGCAACCAACCCCTCGCTTGGTACCATCCTGAAGGAACGGACGATCCGGGCGGAGTTCGTAGGCGATACGCTTGACTTCCTCATCCAGCGCCTTGGCTATTGGCATACCTACGAGCTGAAGAGCGAGATCTCGGAAGCGGATTGGATGGCACTGAAGGTTCCGGCGCTTCCGGAGCTGACCGGACCGCTGTACGTAGGGGTCCGGTTCGGATCGAACAACGAAAACACTTCGATGTCGATCGCTGTGCGCACCAAGGACGGCAGGATCTTCCTGGAAACCATCGGCTGCGAAAGCCAGACGATCGGCTTCGGATGGATCGTGCGGTTCCTGCAGAGCGCGAGAGTCGGCGCTGTAGCCGTAGATGGCAAAGGTAAGACCGAACTGCTTGAGGAGGTGCTGAAACAGAACGGTGTCCGCGTCAAATACGTGGCGATGGAAACCTCTCAGGTCATCACAGCCTGCTCCGGTTTCCGGCAGTCTATTGACGATCTCAGCATCTGCCACATGGGACAGCCGAGCGTAACGCAGTCCATTGCGAACTGCGAAAAGCGCATGATCGGCACGAATGGCGCATTCGGTTTCCGGTCGCTGAAGCCGGAGGTCGATGTCACGATCACGGAGAGCCTTGCATTGGCTCGATGGATTTGTTCAGTTTCTCGTGAACGGAGAAAACAAAGAATCGGGTATTAAGCCGGTAATCTCGCCGGCTTTTATACATTTACGTCTACCAGACGGCAAAAATGGGAAGGAGAGAAAAATGGCAGATTTCAAAGTAATCAACACACAGGAAGAACTCGATGCAATCATCAAGGACAGGGTCGAGCGAGCGGAGCGGAAGATCCGGGAGACTCGCGACAGTTACAAGGACTGGATCTCACCTGCTGACGCACAGAAGGCCGCAGAGGAGCATCAGGCGCAAATCAATGCTCTGAACGAGGCACACTCTAAAGAGTTAGAGAAGTACGCAGGCTATGATGACAAGTTCAAGGAGCTGGAGGCGAAGATCCACGGCTACGAACTGAACGCACTGAAGGCGAAGATCGCCCGCGAGAGGTCGCTGCCCTATGAGGCCATTGAGTTTCTGAAGGGTGAGGATGAAGCCACAATCACCGAGAGCGCGGAGAAACTCTCCAAGTTCTCGCAGGTATCAAAAGCATCACAGACTCACGGATTTACCCGTGACACGGAAGCGGAAGAGGCTGATGGCGTGCTGAGTGCATTCCGGCAGCTGAATCCGAACATCAAACTTTAAGAAAGAGGGAAAAATTTAAATGTCACAGAACACAGAACTCCAGGAGCGCTACAGCGCTCTCGTTGAGGCTAAGCTCAGAGCGACCTCTGTTTTCGCTCATCTTTTCAACAACCGTTATGAAGGCTCCCCGAAGGCGGGCGCTGTCAAGGTTCCGGTTCGCGCAGAAGCAACTGTCGGCGATTATGACATCGCTAATGGCGGAACACTCGCAACTCCGACCACAACCTATGCGACAATCGTCTGCGACAACGACCACTATGTTAACGAGCTGATTGATGGCTACGTTGCTGCAGCAGTACCCGATGGCCTGATCGCTGACCGTCTCGACAGCGCAGGCGCTGCCCTGGCTGACAAGATCGACGTCCTGCTCGCTGCCAAGCTCATCGCTGACGGCACAGCAGTAACCGGATCCGGCACAGCTTCCACCAAGTCCAACATTTACGACAACATCATCGACGCAATCCAGCGGGCTGCAGCTCTCAAGGTTTCCAAGCAGAACATGCGCCTCGCTATCAGCAACGCGGCATACGGTCTCCTGCTGAAGTCCGATCAGTTCATCAGAGCAACCGCTGGTGATCTCGAGAAGTTCGGCGCTGGCTTCGTCGGCATGGTTGGCGGTGTCCCTGTCTATGAGACTCCTAACTTCCCGGCGAACACCGAGTTTGCTCTCTTCAACAATGACTTCTGCCACTATGTAGCAGAATGGGCTGTTCCTGTTGCAGTCAACGATCTGGCTGACGGCAAGCACATCGGTGCATCTGCTGTCCAGGGCCGTCAGGTATGGGGTGCTCTCATCTCCAAGCCGGCTACAGTCCTGTACCGCAAATCTGCTTAATCAGTAACACTAAAGGGTCTCCGCTCAGCGGAGGCCCTTATTTATGAAAGAGGTACTAAATGGCAAATACAGCATTTGCAAGTGCTTCCGATATTTCTACGTTTTTCAGAACACTGAGCCAGGCCGAAACTGAGCGGGCTAATGCTTTGCTTCCGGTCATCTCCAACGAGCTGCGCGTCCGGGCGGATGCTGTCGGCATGGATCTCGATCAGATGGCAGAGGAGGATGAAGCGTATGCTGACGTCCTGAAGGAAGTTACGGCGGGCATCGTGTTCCGGATCCTCCGGCAGAACACCGAAGGCGAAGCGATGACGCAGTACAGCCAGAGCGCGCTGGGATACTCCGTATCCGGCACGTATGCCATCCCTGGCGGAGGCATCGGCAACGCGATCATGAACGCCGATCTGAAGCGCTTGGGTATCAAGCGGCAGAAGTTCGGAACGATCGATCCGTACGCTCCGAAAGGCGGGTGATGGCCATGAGTCTGATCCATGGCGCAACGGTAACGCTTTACGTCAAGACGCGGACAG